CTACGGCCATATACTGATCGCGCTTGGCAGTTAGTTCCTCTACCAATTCCCAGACCTTCTTGGCCATCTCTTCACTCGATTCTGCTTCTTCTTCAAGCAAAGCAGCCATCTTCTTTATCTCGCTAGGCTTAGCTTTCATCTAAGGCCTTCTCGATGGTGCTGCGAATAGCAGCGCGCCAGACTTGCTCTTCATCGCTGTTGAGCAATTCCATGATGGACTTAAGGGCTAGCCAAGCGTTGCGCTGATCGACAGTGTTCTCGTAAAACTCCGGCTTAGTGTAGTGAACAAGGTTGGTCCAATACTTTGCTTGCTCTTCGATCTTTTTCTCTAGGCTCATTTGATTCTTGCCATCCATTCTTTGCATGCATCTACGTTTTCTCGCAATGTGAGATAGCCGTAAATCTGTCGGTTGTCTAGGTACTGCTGGATCCCAAGGTTGCGTAGGTTACGAGAGAAGATCACATACTCATAATCCTCTGTGCCATCTTGGTAGAGAACCTTATCTAGCACTTCATTGCGCACTAGATAGGTGCAATGGACTACATCCACCGGCAATATGCCGCGTGTAACGCCATTGAGGATAGCAAAGTATTCTTCGCTGTCTTGATAGTAGCCATTGGGCGTACATGGGTGATGGAAGTTGCTGTATCCGAGCTGCTCGCTATCTGCACTACGCAAGATGGGCGCGACTACTCCCCGGCCAGTTTCCACCAAGGTACGCAGCGTGGTTGGGAGAATGTAGTTGTCCACGTCGCAGACAAAGTAATGGCAATTCCAAAACTTAGCCATGGCAATACCTTCTTCGCGCAAGCGACCAAGAACCGAGAAGCGTTCTGCGTTCCATTCATGGATCCCAAATCGCTGCACTTGTTCCTTAACGTCGCTATCGTCAACTTCAATGTGCCGCCAATCATAGGCCCATGAGTCATCATCTTGACGCTCGTAGAGCGTTTCCTGATCGCTTACCCATTGCCGAATAATGCGCCCAGTATCGTCGTTATTGTTATTGGTGCGAAAATAAAGCATGACCTTGTCGCGTGGGTAATCGAGCTTGTCGAGATTCTGCTCAAGCCAGTAGGGCAAAGTCTTCTCTTTATCCTTAGCCAATATATGTATCAATACAATCGGCAATTCCCAATCTTGCATCAGTACCACCCTTTCCGCTTCTCATGGCGCAAGGCCATGCAACTATTGTTTTTCCAATGAAGTTTGATATAAAGCAAACCCCATCGTATCTGAGTCTGATAATTCTTGCGCCAATCGGTGCCGAATTGATCCATCTTGCTAGCCGGTAAGGCTTGCGCTATGCCATAGGCGCGACCTTGCGTGGTCTTATCGCCTACGGCGTTGACTCGCCAATTGCTTTCCATGGTCCATAGCTGATCAAGGCAACGCCATTGCTGAACGGTGCCGCCTTGTTGCATGTAGAGAGCCTTGGCGTAATCTTTGGGAGATGCTACGCGCTCTGCTGCAAGTCCGGGTCTGTCTGTTGTGTATAGCGCACAGGCGGCAACCAGAAAAGCATAGGTGGTGGCGTGTAGCCAGCGGTTGGTTCTGGGATAGGTGGGCATGGTAATCCTCTCTTTAACATCTCTTTACGCAAATTGGTGTGAAATGGAATGGCAAGATCGGTTTTCCTGCCATCGAGCTTTAAGCGTTCATAGCCAAAGGTGCCGCCAAATATGCCATGCATCTCTTGATTATCGACGGCGAATTGCAAGCACTTCTGCTGAATAGGGCATGACTTGCACATGGTAAGAGCGATAGCGGTCTTGCCTATCATCTCTTGGCCTTGCTCGGTGTTAAATGCGTTACCGCGCATGAGTACTGGGAAGAATATCTCTGGGTCCGTTTCAGTACATGCCGGTTGCTGATCTACGTCGAAATACATTACTTGTCGCTCGCTTCTTTGATCATGTTGCGTAGTACGCGCAGATCGTGATTCTCAAGCCTACCGAGAGCGATATTTCGGTCTTCTAAGTCGGTGACGAATTTCAGCATCTCTTCGACAGCCCTATTCCATCCAAGACCAAAGCCTTCTGAATGTGCAAAGTCAATTTCATCGCTAGTTACAACCGCCTTGGGTGCCGGTAATGTGCCACCGGTAATGCCATCAATCACGCGGCTAATATGCGCGTTTAATTCTTCATGTAAATTGCTCATGTATTTTTCCTGTCTGATAGTAGTTTGATTGCTGAGCTACGTCGGCAAGGCCGGCGCTCCCCCACCGCCTTGGGTGGCGGTAGAGGCAGGCTAGTAGATCGGGGCGGGATAGTCAATAACCGCCAGCGCACTCGGCGCGGGTGTGTCTAAGTCTGAGACGCTTAGCCTCGCGCAGGGTTGGTGTGTATATGAACCAAGAGCAAGAGCCAGACCCGCAATGAGTCAACCACTCTTGCCCTTGATAGTCATATTGATAACAGCTTCTCTTTATGCAATCACCTCATCTCTATGCTGTCTAACAAGATACTGGGCAACCGTGAGAGCGTTAGTGCGCGTGTTAAAGGTAATTTCATACCTTCCCTGCTTCAATATGTCCCACTCGCCGTCGATATTTTGCTGTATCTCGTACATATTGCCCAGACCGTCACAGCCGACGCACTCTCTTCTCATGCTGTCACTTCTGTACTGTAATTCATTAGTAGCACCTGCAATCGTCGACTGGGTAGAGACAGTCACCACATACAGGCGCGGAAGTGACTGTGAAGTGTGCGCCCATAGGCTCGTCATGTGACCAGCGTGTGACCGTGAGGCTATTGCCAGCGAATGTAAAGAGCAAGCGAGCGTCACCGACATGGAGAAGCGTGTCTAATAGCTCGCGCCTAGAGGCTGAGATTACTTTATAGCCTGAGCGAGCCTGCCAGCCCATTCTTGAACCGTCTAGGCGTAAGAATGAAGGGTTGCCAGCCAGTGGCAACCATGCTTCTAGTGCTTCATCAAGCCAGTCAATCTTGTATTCCCAGCATGCCCCGTCACAGTAACCAACCTCTCGCGTCTGGGTCTGGCAATTGTCACAGGCAAGAGATTCCGTACCCAACCCGCATGCGTCACAGTACCGGCACTCACACGAGCTATCTAATTCTATTTTTACAGCTTCAAGAGTAGTCATCTTAGTATTCTCCCTCTTGTATGTTGATCATCTCTTGCGCATAACGCCAGAGAGCGCTGTCTTCATCTGTGATCACTTCTGTCGCTGTATCGAACCAGTCGGAGAAGCGATAAGTAATTCTGTATATCTCAGACCCTCTATGAGTCACCTCGATATAACTGGCAGGGCCACCCCAAGAGAGGGTGAAGATCGTCTCCTGTCGTGTATCAGCGCCCAGCGCATATTCATAGAGCGAGCTGTGAGCCTCGTCTATCTCTTCTGTGTTGCTGAGATTGCCGTCAAGTACGTCATAGATCTGCTTTAGATCTTCTTCTGTACTGGCTAAGCTGTCTGCTATGCGCTCAGCGCATGTCTTCTCTTTCATTGTATCCATGTGAGATTCCTGTCTCTAGTTGTCTGACTTGCTAGGCTCATCAGTTGGCGCAATACGCCAAGACACCCCCGCAGGGGTGTTTCGCCTTGTTATGCTGAAAGTTGCACCCCCTGCTGGTCATACTCACTGGCGCAATTCATGCAGACTACTACGCCGCAATTGCAAGATTCAGTTTCACTTAGATCATCCAATAATTCTAGCCAACTTTCGCCGCATGCCTTGCAGGTCACTTGTTCGCCTGCCACTTCAGAAGAGTGCAGACATGCCCGTCAATTGTCTGGTGGCAATTGCCATAAACTGGGCTGTGTGTGGCGCGAAATGCGCCAGCTATGATAACCAGCGATAAAAATACAACAGTGATGATCTTAGACATGACCTATATTCCTCTCGTGTTCACGTAATGATCGCGCGTAGCGATTATATCTTGGATGAGTGCTAAACACTCTTGATCTGTAATGTGTCCCCCGTCAATCTCCCATATTTCATGAATAAGGTCAAGTGTGACCCCATTCACAGCCTCGTCACGCTCGTCAATATACTGGGAGAAGCTCGCGTCACTGGCGATAATTGCTTCTAATTCTTGAAGTGTTAGCATGCTAGAGCCTCGCTTAAATAGTTGACCTGAGCGATAATCTGATCTGGTGAGCCATAGGCTGTGAGGAATATCCCCGCCCGCTTGTATTCCTTGATTAGGCGCTTGATCTGAGCTTCTGAGAGTTGGGCTTGTGCATACACAAGCCCAGTCTGATCTGCAAGGATAGTCTGAGTCTTGAATACCTTGGCCATGTTATGCCACTTCCAAGCCACAGGCGAGACGAATACAAGTCTGGCAATCTGAACCGTTAAACTCTAGGTCATCGAGACGCTCACGAGCTTCCGTCATCTCGCCAGAAGTGACAAGATCGTCAATTTCGCGTATGCAAGTCTCACATATGTCAATTGGATAAATTAAGTCATTCTTCATGATATTCCCTGTCTGTCTGGTGGGCTTGTGCCCACAAGAGAATTAGATCATGGCTTGTGTATAGCGTGTCAAGCATATTTTAAGCGTGTGACTGGTCACAGTTTATAGTCAATGGCGAGCCATTTCAGCCCCAGATCAGAGCTTCAATCTTGCCCAGTTGGCCTAGATAGCGCCCCCGATTCTGGCTTGTCAGGGCTGAATAGTGCTAGATAGACAGTCCCCCCACAACTTCACCAACTCTCACCAATTCCCCTAATAAGTAAAAGATTCGGCCTATATCTTTTAATAAACGATCAATAACCGACAAGATAGAACGTAATCCCAAGCCCGCTTTCCTACGGCGTTGAGCGTAGAAGAAAAGTATTGCCCTAGCGTGGGAAAATGAGTCATCGACCGGGGGACTTTTAATAAACGCGCGCCGTGTATGTAACTATCACCCCAATGATTTTTTCTAAATAAATGGGGGCAGCTACAAAAATTCTTTTTTATGAAGTAGGCGTAAAATACTGGCTTTATGTATTGTGACTAAGATCACACACCTCAAGGCGGGACAAAAGGCAAATTTCCCACCTTATACAATATAGAGGGGTTTGTGAGGCGCAGTGGCAAACCCCGACAGTACGGACGCTTCCAGCGTCCTTCCGATGGCCGAAGGTTCTACCGAAGGCCAGCGCTCCGGGCGTAGCCCTTCGCTTTAAGGGTTGGCGGCGTTACACGCCACCCATAGGTTATTTCCCAATGGGAACCATAGGCACCGCCCCAAGGGCGGCGCAGAATTTAAGGTGGGTGAATTGTATGGCTAAGCCATCGGCTAATAAATACAAGATCGCACCAGATAGCAAAGTGCCTGCTCCGCAGGCCAAGCAAACGATCTTAGAAATGATCACCAAAGGCTATTCCATCGCGGACGCAGTCCGCGCGACTGGAAAGTCAATTAAGTCCTACGAGTACTATCGCGCCTCTGACGCTCAGTTTAAAGAGGCGGTGGACTTAGCTCGGGCAGTCCAGCGCCGAGATGGGGTTATCAGCGAAGAGGATGCTTCGATCAGCTTCGAGGATTTTCGAGCCAAGTACCTCAACTCCAAGACCTTTGATCATCAACGTAACATTATCTCGATGCTTGAAGAGGGTAAGCCTGCTTGGATTCACCCAAGCATGCGGTACGAAGAGGGCTTTCCAAATTACGTGCTGGTGAACATGCCACCGGAACATGCCAAGTCCATGACGGTCAGCATTGACTACATCACCTATCGGATCTGTATCGATCCGAACATCCGTATCAAGATCGTGTCTAAGACCTTGACCATGGCAAAGGACTTTCTTTACGCGGTGAAGCAGCGGCTTACTCAGCCCGCTTACGCGGAACTTCAGCGGCGTTATGCCCCAGCGGATGGCTACAAAGAAGCATCGGACAAGTGGACGCAGGATGCGATCTACCTTGAACGCGACTCGGGCGAAAAAGACCCTACCCTGCAAGCCTTGGGTATCGGCGGGCAGATTTACGGTGCTCGCGCAGACTTGATCGTTCTTGATGACTGCGTGACCTTGTCCAACTCAAATGAGTACGAGAAGCAGATCCGATGGATCCAGCAGGAAGTGCTTACCCGTGTCGGTCCAACGGGAAAGATTTTAGTTGTTGGCACCCGCGTAGATCCTATTGATCTATATCGCGAGATGCGTAACCCTGATCGCTATCCAGATGGCAAGTCCCCTTGGACATATCTGGCTATGCCAGCGGTTCTTGACTTTGCCGATGATCCAAAGGACTGGAAAACCCTCTGGCCCCGCTCAGACAAGCCTTGGCTTGGAGATGACGCGAATATAGGCGAGGACGGATTGTACCCACGCTGGGACGGTCCCAACCTTCGCAAGCGCCGCGGTGTGCTTGACCCAAAGACATGGGCGATGGTTTATCAACAGCAGGATGTGGACAGCGAGGCTGTCTTCGCACCCGAGGCTGTTCGCGGTTCGGTATCAGGCATGAGAGCCATTGGCCCTCTTAGCCCCGGCTCTCCCGGTCATCCAAAGACCTTGGGTGGCAATTACACCATCTGCTCAATGGACCCAGCCATGTCGGGCGATACGTTCTCGATTGCCTATGCTGGCGATATTACAACTCAAAAGCGTTATGTCCTAGAGGCAAGCCGTATGCCCGCTCCTACGCCACAGCGTATTCGCGAGCTGATCTTTGAGTGGACTGAGAAGTACAAGCCATCAGTTTGGGTTATTGAGAAGAACGCATTTCAGTTGTTCTTGACAATGGACGAAGAGATTAACCGCTACCTTGCTTCACGCGGTATTCGTTTGGTTCAGCACTATACCGGTGCCAACAAGATGGATGCAGAATTTGGCGTAGCCTCAATGGCTCCGCTATTTGGAACAATTGACAAGCTCGGCAGCCACATGGGTAACAACCTTATCGACTTGCCACGCAGCGACAATGAAGGCGTTAAGTCGCTCATCGAGCAATTGATCACTTGGTCCGCTGGTACCAAAAATAAGCAGGATGGTTGCATGGCGCTCTGGTTTGCAGAAACTCAGATGCGCGATTACATCAACCAGTCAGGAGCCTATGGCGGCTCCTTTATTAAAAACCCATTCCAAACACGCGATCAAATATCGCGTCGTAGGGTTATCAACATTGAAGACTATCAACGCGAAAAAGAAAAATTAGCGGCTAACGGGGGTTACCTATAGTGCTTGAGATTGATGTAATTTCGGACAAGCTCCGAAAGTTACGTGCGCACTACTTCACACGTGATTCACGTTATGACGATCTATTGGCGATCCGTCAGGGCAAGATCGATCAGGTCTTCCCGGGTATGTTCTCAGAGGACTATCCAAAGCCTATGATCGCAAACTTTATCGACGTTGCTGCACGTGACGTTGCCGAAGTTATCGCTCCGCTCCCTGCTTTCAATTGCATGACCACCAACACCACATCAGACCTTTCTCGCAAGCGGGCTGATAAGCGCACCATGATTGCTGCTGGTTATCGCGACACAGCCAACTTGCAGACCATGATGTACACCGGTGCTGATCGCTACCTCACCTTTGGCTGGCTCCCATTCCTCATTGAAGCGGATTACGAAAACAAGCGCCCAATGATCCGCATTGATTCTCCTATTGGTGCTTACCCAGAGTTTGACAGATTCAACCGTCTTGTTTCATATTCAAAGCGCTACGTCAAGACTGTACGCGAATTGATTAATGATTTTCCTGAGCATGAAAATGTTATCCGCGGTCAGTTTGAGAACCGCAACTCTGAGCGCATCCTTGAGATGTATCGCTATCAGGATAAAGAACAACTAGTCTTATTCTTGCCTGAGCGCAACAACTTTGTCCTTTCACGTGTAATGAACGAGCTTGGCGAAATTCCAGTAGCCATTGCCCTTCGTCCCGGCGTTGACTCAGATGAGCATCAGCGTGGTCAGTTTGATGACATTATGTGGGTACAGGTTGCTCGCTCACGCTTTGCTTCTCTTGCCCTTGAGGCAGCACAGAAGGCAGTGCAGGCACCATTTGCTTTGCCATCAGATGTTAACGTTCTTGAGATTGGTCCAGATGCGACTATTCGCTCTGCTAATCCACAGCAGATCCGTCGTGTCGATCTTAACGTTCCACCGGGAATTTTCCAAGAGAATGAAATTCTCGATCAGGAAATGCGTACTGGCTCACGTTATCCAGAAGGCCGACTTGGTCAGCAGTCTGGTTCTATCGTCACTGGTCGTGGCGTTGAAGCGCTCATGGGTGGCTTTGATACACAGGTCAAGACAGCACAAGGCGTATTCGCAGAAACATTTAAAGAAGTTATACGTCTATGCTTTAAGATGGACGAGAAACTCTTTGGCGATGTAACCAAAGAAGTACGCGGCATTAATGCTGGTGCTCCATATCAGATCACATACAAGCCAGCAGATGACATTCGTGGAGATTACTCTTGCGATGTTACCTACGGCATGATGGCTGGTCTTGATCCAAACCGCGCATTGGTATTCGGATTACAGGCACGTGGCGATAAGTTAATCTCACGCGACTTTCTCCGCCGTCAAATGCCTTGGGAACTTAACGTTACCCAAGAAGAAGAACGTGTTGAAGTTGAAGAGCTACGCGACAGCCTTATGGCTGCCGTTGCTTCGTATGCAAACGCATTACCGCAAATCGCAATGCAAGGCGGTGACCCATCTAAGGTCATCAACGCCATTGCTCAGGTGATTCAAGGCCGTCAAAAAGGCGATCCTATTGAAGAGATTGTCATGCAAGCATTTGCTCCTGCACCAGCACCACAGGCACCACAACAGCCTGCTGCACCGGGAGCAGAGCAAGGACAGCCAACACCCGGAGCACAGCCGGGGCAACCACCAATGGCACAAGGCGCGCCGCAAGGCCAAGGTGGCAATGCTTTGCAAAGCCTGTTAGCAGGCCTTTCGTCTTCTGGTAACCCGCAGTTAGCTGCATCGGTTAGCAGACGCTCACCCGCCTAACGTTACGAGTGAGAAAACCAATTCCCTATAGGAGATAAAAAATGGCAGTATTCAAATCAAATCTACAGTCACCACCAGTTAAGGTGGCAATGCAGGGTGGAATGGGATCATCTGAGGCGACAACTCAGAAGACCGGCATCCAAGATGCACCATCAGCAAAGTCAACTGGCAAGTCAGACATTAAGTTCACAGTCCAGCCATCTGGCACACGCGGCTCTGGCACAACTGCTGGAAAGCCACGCGCTTAATCAATGTATGACGAAGAGAGCGATAACGCCAATCAGGTGTTATCCGTCTGGGATGTTGTCGCTCTCTTTGCACATTTGTTAAAAGATTTATTTGTAAGTTTTGCAAAGTTTTTTGATGTATTGAGCAATATGTTTCTACATCAAGCAAATGTCGCGGAAGAGCAAAAACTCTTTCACGATGATGTTGTCCGAACCATTGAAACAATTATAGAGGGTGAGTGATTATGGCAGGCAAAGGCGGCTATCAAGCTCCAGCACGTCCCGCTGTTCAATCAGGCCCCGGGGCTTTAAGCCAACGCACCGATGGCGGACCTGCATCAAAGCAAGCAATGCGTTACATCTCTGGCATGCCTAATTACGGCGATGGTCAGGACATGATGCAGATCCAAGGCGGCGCTCCTATGGCCGCTACGCCTTCTCCTGCTGCACAAACAGCGCAGGGTGGGCAACAGCAAGGTGGCATGGCTGTACCGCCAGAAGGTTTTATTGGAGCGCATCAACCAAGCGCTGCCGATAATGCTTTGGCACCAGTTGCCACGCAACAACAGCAGGCTAATAATGGTATTCAGAGTGCGCTATTTTTGCTAAACTCTTTGGGTGATAATGCTTCACAGCAGGTTAAGTCCATTCGCAATGTACTTGCCGCCCACCTAATGAATCAGTCACAAGCAGGAACAGCACCTACTGCACCATCACCAGCGGCTCAGCCAATGGCGGGTGGACAGTAGCCTATGGCAGATACATTTAAGCCAGCACCTTCGCCAACATATACGCCATCACCAGAAGCAAGCACACTCGCTGCCAATCTTGATGCTATTGGCAAGGCTGGCCACACTAATCTTAACCCTCTTGCGCAGACAACAGTTGCGCAGAACGCGGGTAGCACACAAAGCGTTGTCGATCATGCTGGTTTAATTAGCCAAGCAACTCAACAGACTACGCCAGAAAAATCAATTTCTGAACCTGCCATTAACAACAATCCCGGCCTTTTACAGATGGCTGCTTCATTCCTGCATCACCAATATGGCCCAATTCCAGTCCTTACATCTGACGTTGGTAATATCCAGATGGGTTTGCAATCTAGAGGATACGGCAAAGGCTTGCCGCTTAATGTCTGGAATACCAACTGGCAGCAAGCTCTTAACCAACACGCTTACGATGTAACTACTGCTCCTAGTTTTGGTAACGTTAAATCTCTTCCATTGTGGGAGCACGTTATTAACGAGATTAACGTACCGGGTTGGTCTTCAACCATTGTTCACTCTGTAGCAAATTACGTACAGCACATGCCTGCCATGGGTCGGCAGTTGCTTTCTGATCTTGCTGGTGGCGTAGCCGCAGATTTTACAACTAACCCATTGGGCAATGGCAAGGCTTATCTCAACAAAGAAGCGTCAGTTTCTTCCGGTGTTGAAAATGCGCTTGGTGGCAAGGCTGATAAAAATCAGATTGCGTTAAATGAAAACCAACGTTTAGTTGGCGATCTT